TACGCGCCGCTGGCATCAAGGTTAAGGGGGCGTGATGATTCACTATCATGGCGGCCCTATTACCCCTGATACGTGTGCTATGAAGGCATGGAAAGGACGCCATGCGTTTATCAGTTTCGCGCATTCCGGACAAATTAACCTCGCGGCTGAATACTGCCAGTCATTCGCGCTGGACAACGGCGCATTCACTGCATGGAAAGCAGCCGGTAAAAACAAAATCGACTGGAGCGATTATTACGAATTTGTGGCGCGCTGGAAAAATCACCCTGGATTCGATTTTGCCATCATCCCGGACGTCATCGACGGCGGCGAGGATGAGAACGAAGCTCTTCTGGATGAATGGCCGCACGGGGAATTTTTTGGTGTCCCAGTATGGCATATGAACGAGAGTGACGAGCGGTTTATCAGGTTGTGTAACGAATATCCGCGTGTAGCGATAGGAAGTTGTGGAGACTATGACGTTAAGCGCCCAAACCTTGCTGTTGCCAGAATGAAGGACCTGATTCGCCACATTATTGACGTTCATGGAATGCCGGTCACGAAGTTGCATGGATTGAGGATGTTGAACCCGCTAATTTTCACAAAGCTACCATTAGCCAGCGCGGACAGCACGAACGTCGCCCGTAACATCGGAATAGACAAAGCATGGGCTGGCGCTTACGCGCCAGCTTCAAAGGAAACCCGCGCCGCATTAATGGTTGAGCGCATTGAATCGTATAACAGCCCCGGTTCTCTCGCGTATTGCGAAAAGCGTGACCGGTTCAATATGCAACTGCAATTGGCAGTTTAAGGACTAACCCATGACCACTATTACCAAAAAGCAGCGCGCAGAGCTGCGCATGAAGTTCGGCGGCCGCTGCGCTTACTGTGGGTGTGAGTTGCCGGAAAAGGGATGGCATGCTGACCACGTCGAGGCGGTGCTACGAAAATCTGAGCAGTGTATGAAGGCTGCTGCGAAAGGCATTTTCAAGCTGAAGGCGACTGGTGAATTCTACAGGCCAGAGGCTGAGAGGCTGGAAAACCTATTCCCGGCATGTGCGCCCTGCAACCTGCTGAAAGCGTCCTATTCGCTGGAAATGTTCAGAGAGCAGGTATCTCTTCAGGTTGAGCGTGGGCGCAAGAGCAGCATGAACTTCCGCACGGCAGAGCGTTTCGGCCTTATCGAGGCAGTGGAGAAGCCAGTGGTTTTCTGGTTCGAACAGTATCAGGAAGGGGTAGCAGTATGAGCACTATTACCAGAGAACGCCTGCTTAAAATCCAGCAGTGGCGCGAAACATATGGCGCTGGTAGCAACGTTATGCTGCCGGCAGAAGAAGCGGAAGAGCTGGCGCGTATCGCGCTGGCAGCGCTGGAGGCGGAGCCGGAGCCGGTTGTGCCAGAGTCCATCAGTGTTCGGCAGGCCATTTCTGCTCTTGAGAGCGCAGATTGTGTAACGACTATTGGCCAGGCGTACAAAATGGGATGGAACGCCTGCCGCTCCGCCATGCTCAACGGAGGTAAATCGTGAAACACCTACATGCCGGTCCTGTGATCGGCACTAGTGCAAAATCAAAAAATACGAATCAGTGATTTGTAATCAACATTTCTTAGGTTTGTAGATATGCGAATAATAACCAGGAAGAAACCTGCGTTCACTGATCTGTACCAGACTGGAGTTCTGACGCGCATAGCCGCCGTTAAGACTGACACTGGCGGCTGGCGGCTGGCGCCTGTTTGGAGTATGGCGCGATCAGGATGTTGCGGTGTTTGTAGAAGCGGCGCGTGGCGGTATCCGGGAATGGTCCGGCTTGAATTATCTTGCGGAATTTGTGTTCAGTTGTGGCATTAGCCTCTGGGAGGTTCACAACAAGACAGAAAGGAAAACTCCGGCATGAAGTGTTGCGTCATAACCCGCTGCGGCGGTTTTTTTTTGCATTTGCTTGGTTGACAAAATGGTAGTTAAATGGAAATATGGTTGACATCAAAACAACAAAGGATTTTGTGGTCATGCAGAATTTCTCCCAACAGCTGTTAGAAGCATATGACAAGGAGTGTCGTAAGGAGCTTTCGATATCGTTAGCACAGGCTTATCTTCATTCGCATATGAAGGCAAAAGAGTTTGGTTCTTTTTGGGCCCAGGCACAGTCATATTTGCGCTGGTTTTATGCTGATGCATTGCTTGAGAATGCTGCTAAACGTATGGGGCTGGATTTTGAAGTTGGTAGCAATATTGCTAAAAACTGTAAACATATTGCGATTCACTCGAACAACTGGAAAATGACGGTGCATCATTTATCGGGTAACGCGCCGCTACCTAAACAGGCATTGTATAGAGCTGTTTATGCTAATCAAAACTATGAATTGAACTTTGGTGATGAAAATGCTTCCTCTCAAGAGATGGAAGTGTCTGGTGGACATGTTTATATGTTACATGATGGCAGCAATCAGAACTTAGCTAAACTGAATTTAACTATTCCTTCTTCAGATAATTACGGGATTCTTTATACTGAGTCTTTACCAATTATGACGATGGTGGAAGCTGAGGCTGAGAATGTGGACTCCGAGATTGAAGATAAAATTAAGATTCTTACTGAACAAATAATTAAATCACAGCAATCATGAGCATGAATATCACACAAGCACCATTCACTGATAAATCGTTTAACCCTCGTCGCCTTGAAGAAGCAAGAGAGGCAAAAGGGTTGACGATGGCTGAACTTGCCAGAGTGCTCGATATTTCAAGACAAGCTATTTCGTCATTCGAGAAGGGGTTGAAGTCTCCTTCTGCTGATACGCTTTCTGCAATAGCTAAGGTGTTAGGATTTCCAGAACGATTTTTCTTGGCCCCCAATGCCTCCCCATTTTTGGATGGTGCAGTTCATTTTAGAAGTCGTTCAACTGCGACCAAAAAGGCTCGAGTTACAGGGAAAACACGTGGGCGCTGGGCGGCGTTAATACTAGATGAATGTCTAAAATATGCTCAGTTACCAGATGTGGTACTGCCTGAATTAGATATTATTGATTTCGAGGCTCTATCCCTATCCGATATTGAGGATATGGCTACTCAATTAAGGCGTTTTTGGGGGTTAGGTGACGGTCCAATACTCAATCTAACTAGGCTTGTTGAAAACAAAGGAATTGTGGTTTCTCACTTACCAACTGGTGAGAAAGTTGATGCTTTTTCGTTCTGGCATAATGAACGGCCTTTAATTATGTTAGATAGATCGAAGACTGCTGTTCGTATGCGGTTTAGCCTTGCCCATGAACTTGGTCATTTAATTATGCATAGGGCAGTGGAGGATGACTACCTAGATGATAAAGAATTGTTTGATCTGGTGGAGTCTCAGGCTGATTATTTTGCCTCATGCTTCTTAATGCCAGCTGCAACGTTTGGGCGTGAGTATTATAGCCCGAGCCTTTCTGCGCTTGAGCGATTAAAACTTCGCTGGATTACTTCTATTGGAAGTATAACAATGCGTGCTCATAGTCTTGAGTTGATAACTGATAACCAAAAAAGTTATATATTCAAACAGTTAGCTCCATTTCGTAGAAGAGAGCCATTAGACGATGTTATACAAAGAGAAGAGCCAGAATTGATTCACAAACTCATAACCCTTCTTGATAAACACTCGATAATCAAAGTTAACGAGTTAATAGACATATTTGATCTTCCAGCATCTGAATTGTCTGCTATAACGAGATTTAGTGAAGCCGAGATGATTCAGGTAGCTAATGTCATTTCCTTTAAACTCAAGCAAAGATAACACCTCAAAAACCCGCTTTATGCGGGTTTCCCTCGCGATTATCGCGGCAGGCGGTACGCCAAAGATAAACAAGTGGCCCGCTGCGGCAACGCTATCCCGCCGCCTTTCGCCGAGGCGCTGGTGCGTGCCAATTTGCCCGGGATTTGCCAGTCGGAAGAAATTGCTGCATAAAAACATCAGATTATTCAACCCGCTGCGGCGGGTTTTTCCGCCTGAAATCTGATATGAAACAACAGGCTAGCTTTTGCAAAAAGTGCTATTCACCTCTTGAATGTTATTTCTAACAGGTGTACTGTGTTTATATACAGTAGTTAAATGTAGAGGGAATTATGAGAATTGAACTTGTTATCAGCCGGACAAAACAGCTTCCGGAAGGTGCCGTTCCTGCGCTTGAAAAAGAATTAATTACCCGTCTCCAGAATCAGTATGAAAACTGCAACTTAACCATCCGTCGCGGTAGTCAGGATGGGCTGAGTATCGTCGGTGCTGCTGATGACGATAAAAAACGTATACAGAGCATTCTGCAGGAAACGTGGGAAAGCGCTGACGACTGGTTTTAT